CTTGCTGTTGATTCATCTTTTAAATCTTGTTGAAAACCAAAATTTAATTGTTGAGTTATTTGTTCTAAGATACGTATTAGAGTATCAAACTGTATTGGTTCATACTCAGCAGGCGCATCTGGTAATCTTGTTGTGCTAATTTTAGCCATTATCTACCTCCATCTGGTTTTACATCCAAACGTAACGTACCATAACGCCAGTCTGAATCTAAAGTATTACTTGTTATTTTTACATTAGCTTGTCTGCCTCTACCACGTAAATTAAAAAATTTTGTTGTTGTATCTACAGATCTATCAATTGTAGTGCCTGTTTCTGACGGATAAGATTTAAAACCCATGGTCATTGTAGCAGATCCAGCTTGATTTTTAAAATCAGGTATACCTTTAGATATAGATAATATTTGTTGTCCATCTTGTATGTCAAAATCACCTGATGTAATAAACGCTGTCATAGCAGATTGATCGTCGTTTACACCTTGTTCATGTTCATATAACAAGGACGCTCCAGCGGTAACACCCAATACTGTCGGAGTAGTACCTGTTGTGCCAGTCTCATATTTTGTTGCATATGGTCTTTGATAAACACCATAATCTGTCCAAGTTGTTCTTGATAATGTTGATGTATACCAAGTTCTCTCTAAATAATTATATGTAACTGATCTATCTATCTGTGTAGCGTTTGTAGAAGCATAGTACCAAGTTACCTCGTTAAACTCTGAATTTACACCAACATATGTTTCGGGCTGCTGTGTAATAGAAAAATCTTCAAATACAAAATCCTGCACACTACATGGTATTTTTTTAATTGAACCATCATAAAG